TTTTTTTTTTTTTTTTTTTTTTTTTTTATTGATTTTATAATAAATAGTACTGATTGTTGATAGTATTACAGAGTAAGGGAGAAGCGACAGTCGGTAAGTGAATGTTATCTAGCGCGTGAAGCGCTTGCAAAAGAAGAAACAAAATGTACATCGATGTACGTTTAAAAGAAAGAGACGGGTCGTTCGTGTAGTAGTAGTTATACAAATAAACCTAATGCGAAGGTTTAACGAGTGGCAGTAGTAAGAGCGTAATGATCGCGGATGACAGATGGTAAAACAAATGAAGGATCAAAGCGGTATGCCTGACGACGAGTCGGAGATATGTTCCAGAATGGACCAAGTCTTTGTGCTGCGTAGATAGGCTGATCTCCAGTAGAGACGAGCGTTTCGTTGATGAGAGCGGCGAGAGCCACTTTTTCATCGTGCAGGGACAGGGACCTATTCACGGAAATCGCGGTGGATTCGAAACTTTCAGTTTCCATTGCTTGGGCCGTGTTAGAGGCTTCAAAGCGCATGGGCTGAGTTCGAACCATCGAGACCTGTGCGGCAGGCGGTCCGACGGGAGGACACTCGTATAGAGTGACAGATCCATCGAAGAACTTGCTGTACACAGTCATGGTTGATATGATTCGTGAGAACCAGCGTTTGTCCGTGTTGAAGCGAAACATCTCATTTAAGGTGAGAGGCGTTGCATTCTGCGGGTCGTAATTAAGACGGGTCGGAAGAGCCATCAAGTTACGCATAGACGCGTGATTTTCAGCGGCCTTTGTATTGAAATACACAGGCTCGGTCATACCAGGAGCGACGCGCTGCTGACGATGAGAACCAATTGTTCCATCGAAAGGAGTGCCAAACAGGTCATCACCAATGACGAAGTCACCGATAGTGGCCGGATTGTTGACGCAGGCTTGCGTGAAGCAAGTCAGCTGGTCAAGAAGCAGGGCGACATTTGGCATCAGCATGTACCATTGAGGGAAACGAGCTGAGTTAAGAGTGAAGCAGTTTGCGGGAGAAGCACCGATACCGGCAGTTTCAAAGGCAGGGAATACATCACCATATGTTCCAAATGAAGGGGAAGAAGCACACAACGAGCGGAAGAGCGAGACCAGAGGACCGGGAACGACGAGGGTTCGAGCGGGGAAGTCTTGCAACAATTCGTTGATAAAGGCGATTCCTTCGCGGGGAAGGAAGCCAGTGGCTTGCATGCACCTAATTGTCTGAATCCAAAATAGGACGGCAATGTAGACACGAGAGACCAGAGGACTCCAAGCGTGCACAGATTGCGTAAACCTATGTGTATTGAGCATTATGATGTCCATTTCTTGAACGATCCTATAAAGGTATCGGGAAGAAGGGAGGAACCACGACGGCACGAGGACCGAATCGGTACTCATGGGATAGCATATGGCGATCCGAGTTATGTCGATGGCCGACATCTTTTCGTTAGATTTCGCGTCATCAGAGACGTGAATCAGAACGGGGGGTTGCTCAGGAGCAGTTGTTGCTCCAGACTGGAAAATTGCGTTGGCGGTGCCAGACGCAGTTTGAGTCATTGTGCCGGTGGCATCGGGTTGGGTAGCACCAGGGCGGTACTCAACGGGAGCAGGGACGGCGGGCTCTGAGGCAGTAAGAACTGCTTGGGAAACAGGGCCGGAGGAGAGAGACATTGTTGTTGTTGTTGTTGTTGTTGGGGGGGCTTGTTTAATAAAACAGGTTGAGATTATACGGGAACGGCGGTTAAGTCGTAGAGTTAATTT